CTTCAATTTTAGAGTTTGAAGTTGTAAATATTTCTCTAATCTCATCTTTTCTAATATTGTCTTTTTCAAGTCTATCTTGTTGTATTAAAGTAACTTTTCTATCTCTTAATTTTTTAACTAATTTATCAACATCATCTCTTTTAGTATTCATTAAAGAACCTAAATTCATTCCATCTTTTCCAACACCTCTATTTGCGGATAATATTTTTAAACCTCTATCTATTTCTTCTGTAGTGGTTGCAGTATTATAAAGACTTTCAGCGGCTGCTATTGCAATACTATTTTTTTCTTCATTAGAATAAAATTTTCTAATAGTACCACCACCTTCTTCAGGTGGTAAATCATAATCTAAACCTTTATTAATAACATCCCATTCTGTTCCTTTTTCTCCATTTAATACAATTTTTACACCTTCATTTATTTTTTTAGTTTGTGCAAAATCACTTCTAATTTGAGCGTCTTTAACAGCTTCATCAGCTTTGTATTTATTAAATATAGCTGCAAACCCTAAAGCGTAAGAGCCATCTTTATCAGCAAAACTAGGTAAATATTCTTTATAAAAAGCAGGTAAATTTGTTGTTTCAAAATCATATTTGTTTTTATTTTCTTCAATTCTTTTTATCACATCAATTGCTTGTACTTTTCCAGTGTGATATTGAACAGTTTTTTCTACATATTTACCACTGAGTTCAGGATGTTGACCAGATAATATTTCTTTTTGAATAGTATCTGCATCTTTAGTTAACATTAATTCATTTATTTTTTTAGTAGCTGTATCTTTTTTCTTTTCAACTTCAGCAACCATTATTCTGCTAATAGCAGGGTTTACATCTTTTTGTAAAATATTTACTAAATCTGTTGCATCTGATTTAGTTGCTGAATTTACTCTACCTGCAAACGTAGAGCCCATGTATTTATTTGTAACTCTTGATTTATATGCCATATTTAATACCTATATCCACTGTCTGAACCACTGTATGTGTCCATTGTTGTTTTTGGTTTAGTTAAGGCTTTATGCATTGCATAACCTTCAGCTCCTGCTGTAGCAACTTGAAGCATTAAACCTGTTTTACTAGGCATTACTACAGGTGGAATACTGTTGTATCTTCTTGCTTGAGCCGCATAAGCTTCTCTTTCTTGGCTCATTAATTTTATAACATCAGTTTCGTAATCTCTTGCTGTGTCTAAGAATGACATGTCATATGTTCCTGCAATGTCTTGTATAATTTTATCACCATTGCCGGCATTTAAATTTAAAGCTTGTGATTGTTTTTTAATTTTTTCTTGACTTGTTTTAAAATCTGCTACTTTTCTTTCTCTACTAGCTAATACATATTCATTGTCTATTTTTGATAAATCATTAAGATATGCTTGGTCAGAATTTTTTCTTGTTTGCGCATTTGCTAATTCTCGTCCTTTAGCGACAGCTCGTTGACTTCTATATCCTTGTACTGCTGTAGCTATTTTTAAGCCGGCAGTTATTGCCGATACTGCATCACACATAGTTAATTATTTGTCTCCTTCATCATTAATAAAAATGGCATCTTACCAAAACCATAATCTCCTATTTCAGTTTTTGGTTCAAAGCCTAAATACTGAAGCCATTTAAGTGACTTCCAATTTCTTTTGTCTACAAAGTTATAAAGATATTTATAACCTTGACCCATCTCATTTATCCAGTGTGGACATTCTTTAATAAATTGTTTTGTATGTTTAAACAATGTTTCACTAGACAACATCCATGCTACACCATAATCAGGCTCAGCACATTTAGCTACTCCAAACATACCTATAACACCTTCTGACTGTGTTCCTATAATACTATAAACTTTACCATTAGGTTCCGTAAATGGAAACACTAATGCTTCTAAAGGTGATGAATTATTAGAAGCTCTAATTTCTGCTCTATCATCTTTACGTATTCTAGGTGCTAACTCTAAAGCATCTTTTAGTATAGCGGGTCTAACGTAATTTTCTCTGGTCATTTAAATCCTTTGTGAACGATTGTGATAATAACCCTCTACTTCTGCACTAGCAATATACATTGGCAGATGTGAAGAGCTTTTAATATCTAATGTAAAATCTGTGTTTCTACATGAAACGGGTACCTTAATAGTTCCTGAGTTAATTGCAGGCACACCTACTTTACTTGTAGCTGTTCCTATTATATATCCGTTCATAAATGAATAACTTGTTGTTCTACCGTTAGGTGTTACTTCAACTTGAAAATATCCTGAGTTTTCATAATTAAAAGATATGTTTCTAATTTGATAACGACCTGAAGTAATAGCTACTAAACCTCTACCTGAGCTTTCTCTAACATATTGTTGAGACATGGTGTACTTACTTTCAAAAGGTATTCCAATGTATAAATCAGTGTGGTCACCTTCTAAAGTATAAGTTGCACCGCTAGTATTGGTTACAGCATAATTATTACCGTTAGTAGCATCAATTGCTATTAAACCGGTTTTTGCACCATAAGGCGCTGTAAATGTAGTTAAATTAGTATTACTGTCATATGTACCAGTAACGTTTGTTTTTAAATCTAAATATACACCAAAACCTATAGTTGTATCTTTTAAATTTCTTAAATCTATTTTAATTAATTTTGTGTTAGTTCCTTCTACAACCATTAAATAAATAAAACTTTCAAAAGACATACCACCTAATATCTTAGCATTATTAAATATCCATTTAGACCATGCCGTTTGTACTTTTTCACCTCTATCAAAAAAGTATTTATAGATAAACATAGTACCACCATTAGTAGATGTTATATCAGTACCTGTTGTATAAGGTGCTGTTTGTGTATCTGCTGTGTCTGAAGCTAATGCTATTAATGTATCTTCTGTAGTGTTACTAATTAATTGATATGCATTAGTTGGTATTAAATTTTGTACTGATACAGTAATGTCTAATCCATCATTTGTTAATGTATCATCATCTGCAAAGTATTCTCTTATTGCTGTGTTATTATTTCTTGCCTGAGAAAAATATGCAAACTTACCTGCTGATACAGGTTTTACATTGTTGTCATATTCAAATGCAGATACTTCATTAAGTACAGCACTTGTAGGTGATATAGTTTCACCAACACTTCCTAATTTGTATTGTGCTTTTTCTGAAAACAATAACAAACTTTCATTAAATGCAACACTATCAAACAATGTGTTAACTTCAGAACCTGAAGCCGCTATATCAATAGGGTCAGTGTCTAAAACTTGTGTTACAGTTTTTGAAAAGAAATTAAAAAATTCTGCATTTTCTGTAAAGATTAAATTATCTCTAGCTAATACACCTAATCTGTTTTTATAAAACAATAAATTATTTATTTTATTATTTACAAAACTAGGGTTTGCATTAGTAATACCATCTCCACATGTTCTATCAGTCCAATCTATTTCTTGAAATGTAAATGTACCATCATTATTATTTATTAATGCATGTGGCATTGTAGAGTTATCTAAACCTAAACTAACACCTTGTCCTACAGTTTCTTTCCAAACACCATCAGTTTCATATTTAACATAATAATCAGATAATGTATCTCCTTCATCACCTGTTACTTTTATAATACTGTCAGTACTTGCATGGTAAGGTAATTTTGTAAAATCAGATATTTCATCTCTAACAGAATACATTCCTGTATTTCCAGAACCATCTGTTGTTTCTACTGTATAGTTTGCATTTCCGTCTGTAGACACTCCTCTAATTACTGAAGGAAAAAGTGTCATAGTAAAATAATTAGTAACTTCAGAAGAAGTACCTAATCCTTGTGATGTACTTAAAGTAGCTCCAGTATCTTCTCTAGTTAATTTAAATTCAGCATCTGATGAACTATCCCAATATGCGCTACTTTCACCTTTAAATAAAATATCTGCTACATGTGAAGTATCTCTAAATACAGCATCATGGTTTAAATTACTTCCTGAAGGCATTTGCAATGATGACTTAACTGCATATGACATATTAGGATGTTGTACTGTTACAGCATATTCTCTACCATAATTAGTAGTTACAACATTAATATAAAATTCTTCTATCTTTGAAGCAGTAGTTGTAGTATCTGCTAAAACTGTTTTTGATTTATTAGCAATAAAAGTATAGTCAGCAATGTTAACTAATTTAAAATCTGATTTAGGATTACTAGAAGTTAAATAACTAGCACCACTTGCTATAGTAACAGGTAATGAATTTCCATCTAAATCCCAAACTTTTACACCACCATTATAAAATGCAACCATATATTGATTTTCTTTATCTCTTTGTATAGACCAAAATTTAGTAGTATTTGGAAATACATTGGTAGCATCTAAAGTTGCTATATAATCAAATGATGGTCTTTTAGATAAGCCATCTACAATATTGTTTTGTAAATTTACCTGTTCTTCTCCTTGATTAATACCTCTTTGCGTTGGTGTTTGTTGTGAGATACCATTCAGAAAATTAGGAATACTCTGTGATACTACACCACCCATTAATAAGTCCTTCTAGTTGGTCTATTAATTATTGAATAAGTATTACTATCACCTTCTAACATATTAACATCAGCTTCTTGACTATCAGCTTGATGAAATGCCATTAGTGCTTCGTTTTCATCATTAGCAATTAATTTAACAATTTCACTATCCCCAAGAAATCTTGAAGCAAATCTTCTTGATGCTTTTTGTGTAATGTATTGTCTTGCATATTCTGGTAATTGTTCAAACTGTTGTACTAAAACTAAATCTACTTCTTTAGGTACTTCAGTAAATACATCTGTATGTTTTTCTAAATTGTATAAGAAACCATTTCTGATTGTTAAATTTAAATATCTAAAGTTTTTACTAGCGTCAGCTTTAACGCAGTTTGAAGGTAGGGGAATTTTATTATCTTGGTCTAATGATAATGAGGTGTATTTTTCATGTGTATTAAAATGCCATCCTTGAGACTGGATTGACATAGAAGTTTCATCTAAAATATTTTTTGCTGTAGATACATCAACTGATACTGTACCTGTAATTGAGTTAACTGGAGCTTCACCGATAACAGACAACATAATGTTTATCGCTTGTAACTCAGTTGTTGGTGTAATTTGTGTAGTCATAATCTCCTATAATATTAAATAGAAATGGCGGGTTAACTCTCGCGCTCCCGCCACTTCCAGATTAAAGTTAAGCTATTACGCCGCTTCTCTAATTCCTACAGCCGCTTCAGGTCTTAATACTCCATGACCCATAGCGTACTTAGCTACCATTAGGGTACCTTGTCTTCTTATATCATATTCGCTTTCAACAGCTAAATCCATAAGTTTTACAGTACCTACAGCAGAAGGATGAGATACCAAACATACATAGTTTGATAAATCAACAGCTTGAGGGTTTGAACCACCCGCAGTTGCTGAACCTGCTTCTGGAGCCGCAGTAACATCAGAGTTTACAAAGTGTGCAGTTGGAATTAATTCAATTCCCGCTACTTTGATAACTTTACCTTCCGCAATTGAACCTTGACCTGAGAAGTCAACGTTAGTTACGTTAGTACCGTTAGCTAATTTGTAGTACTCTTCTAATTTGATAAACGCTTTTCTACCTTCTTTTGGAACGTAGTTAGCATCTAATTGTTTAGCCGCATCAAACAAACTATCAATCATTGCATTAGCCGCAGTTGAAGCTGTTGCTGAAGCAATGTCTACGTTTGTTAGTACAGTTCCTGCA